ATGGTCCAACTACTGTACTAGTATCGAGAGAAAATGAATTACCATTTTTCGTATATGTGTAACGATGTACAGAATGACCAGTTGTTAATTTATTGTGTCTAATTACAGCTCCATTTTGACCAAAACTCTTATTGCTATAATTACTGCCTGTATTATTCCAATTGTAATAAATTGGGTTATTTACAACATCGATAGGATTCTGAATTACAGCGTCAGGAGTAGAGCTCCAATTACTAGGATCTGCATCACTAATATCCCAATATGTAAGTCTACCACCCTGTGTAGTAGTTCCATAATAATTTGTATATGCAGCAGGTACTATTAACCAATCATCACCTACTGTAAATTCTTGCTCTGTCCATCCTGAACCACCACCTGCATAACCTGTTGTTTGTGTATGTGCACAAGCGGTAGTGTTAAAGTCTTCAAGTCTTATAACCTTTCTAAACGCAAAAGGTGGTTTAAAATCATATACGAATATAAATGCCCTATCGTCAGCCCAATTATTATTTGGTTCAGACATTGTTGCTGGCCTATATGCGCATGAAATAAACAGAAAATTTTCATTAGATCTTACAGCATTACCAAAATTAGCTCTATGATACTTACTATAAATCATAGAGCCACCAGGAGGGGTATATTCTTCCATATCTAAATTAGTATGATCATAATCTTTAATCAATCCATTCCATGATTTCATTAAAGCACCGTCTCTATTTCTCAATATCCATGACCAACCAGCTCCTACGACATTTACATTACTTCCTGTAGTACCAGGACCAGTGTGATATATTCCCATACCATTATCACTAAAACAAGTATATTCACCATTTGTGGTAAGAGTTTCTGGATCACTAAAATTACTATATAATTGAGTTAATTGATTAGAGTACGTATTTACATCACTATCTGCACCATATGCTTTTATAGCATTTAGAAAGAATGATGTACTTACTGCACTATCTGTATAGTCAGGACTTGCGGGTAATGTAGCTGAACCTGGAATTAAAATATGATTACCCATTTTTAAACTAGTGCTATCACCATAATAATTAAGATTATTCGGAGCATCAATAGGTACAACAAATTCAAGTGATGCACCACTTTGCCCTTGTGTTCCAGTTAACGTAATGCCTGTTGTATATTCTGTACTACCACTATCAGCTGTAAATTTTAATGGATTAGTTCCTAAAGCTGAATCACTTACATCAAAAGTGTAAGTGGAACCTCTTAATAACTTTAATCTTTTATTTTTAATTGCCATTTCTTATTCCTTATGCCGCCTTCCCGGCCGCAGACGCTGTTGAATTAGTTGGGCTACCTAAATCACCAAAGTCTGAAGCATTGCCCGTAGTATCTATTATCACATAATCTATATTATTAATTCTTTGAAAAGTTGAACTAAATCCTGTTGCACCACCTCCCATCACTCCGTATGTACCATTACTACATGCGGCCCCAAGACCTATAGCATTATTAGCATCACCAAAGTCAGTGGCATTTCCTGTTGTCTGAATAGTAACATATTGTATTGTGTTTACTTTATTAGTTGAACTAGTTCCTTCGATTCCACACCAATTTAAAGCTCTAGTGTTATTACTACAAGCAGTATTTTGATATACAATTTCGTTCAAGTCACCAAAATCCATAGCGTCGCTTAGTGTTGCTATTGTAACGTAATCAATAGTGTCTAACCTTGTTCCATAATAACCAGCAGAACCTCCTAAAAATAATCCACGAGTA